ACGTCCAGTACGTGCTGAAGTATTGCGTCTTCTCTTGTGGCCGACTCGTCGGCTGCAGTCCGAGGCGGCGCAGGATACCGAACATCACATCCAAGTCTGCACGTGGCCCCGTGATGCTGATGTTGTACGACGAACTATCGATGCCCACATCCGCGATATTCACGCCAGCCTTCTGCAGCGTCTTGCAGATAACCGCAACGCGCTTGCTGTCACGTTTGATTACCTGTCCGACGCGACGTGCACGGATACGAGCGTGCTTGTTAGCCTCTTGAATAATCTTCATATGCTTTCTCCGTTGGTGTCGAGACGGAATTGCCTCGACGGTTCCCATTATACGAATCGCAAGAATCCTTGCAAAATTACCCCACCCGGGGGGTACCCCCCGCAAATCAAATGGGGCCCCCACCCGCACCCCGCACCCCTAGATCTATACAAACGACCCCACACTTTTCTAAACTACCCCCATAAATCGGTACTGGCCTCCCTGCCAAGGGCGCGTCTCGACAAAGTACTCCGGAATCGTAACCGGACCTTTTTAGGCAATTTTGTTGCAACTCGATCCCCACCCCCTCTTTATAGGAAACACCCCCGGTATTTAAATTTGGTTCCATCCAATTTCTTGTGCTATATATCCGCCAACTTGGGCCAAACCCCATGCATGGATGAGATGGAACTGAACGTCCCCGAGATTGAAGAGGATATCGCCCTCCCTAAAAACGCTTCCGAAGCGTTGCCGGAACTATCTCCCCGCCAAGAGCTAGACCACGTCGCTCAGACCATTGCCGATATCACGGTAATGACGGGAGAGCCGTTGGAGTTCGACCCCACGGATATTGAAGAAGGCAAGAAAGTTGCCAAAGAACTGATCGAAAACCCAAAAACTAGGCCGAATTACGCAGCATTACGGGACAGTACCAAGGCGGTGCTGGCCGGAATGGTGGCCCAGTATGACTTTGAGGTGGTCGATGACCTCGTCAAGTTGAAGGGTTTTGTCGTCAATTGCCTGTTGGATGAGTACAAGAACGCCTCCGATAGCAAAACCCGCATCCAAGCCCTCACTAAATTGGGCGAAGTGGACGGGGTAGACGCCTTTAAGAAGAGAACCGAGACCACCCACATCATTAAACCGATTGAAGAGGTGGAGAAAGAGCTGTTGTCGGTGCTGGAAGGCATCGAATATCGCGTCATTAGTGACGACAATGCTGCAGCTTAACGCCGAAAACCTGCAAAAACTGAAAGCCTCCTTGCCGTCGATGCCGGATAAGGAGAAAAGGCGCGTTGCCGAGCTGCTAAAGCAGTATCAGACGCAGGTAACGCAGCGTTTGGGCCGAGATTCCTTCCTTGATTTCATCAATCACGTGTATCCGGGGTACAAAGTCGGCCCTCACCACCGGAAATTGGCCAAAATCTTCGAGGAAATCGCCGAAGGCAAGAAGAAACGGGTGATCGTGAACATCGCCCCGCGCCACGGCAAGTCGGAGATGATCAGTTACCTTGCTCCGGCGTGGTTTTTGGGCAAATACCCCCATAAGAAGGTGATCATGGCCTCTCATACCGCCGATTTGGCGGTGAATTTTGGCCGAAGAGTCAGAAACCTAGTCGGGAGCGACCTGTACCGTGACATCTTCCCCCAAGTTGAGCTTCAGGCCGACTCTAAATCTGCTTCTCGATGGGGTACTAATTTTAACGGCGAGTATTTTGCTATCGGTGTTGGCGGTGCTCTTGCTGGTCGAGGCGCTGATCTGTTCATTATTGATGATCCCCACTCAGAACAGGAAGCTAAACAAGGTCGCGCAGACGTTTTTGAACCAGCTTGGGAGTGGTTCCAGTCAGGCCCCGTCCAGCGATTGATGCCGGGTGGTGCGATCATCGTGGTGATGACGCGGTGGTCGAAGATGGATCTGACCGGCAAGATCGTCGAACACATGATGAAAGAAGACGGGGCGGATGAGTGGGAAGTCGTGGAATTTCCTGCGATTTTGAATGAAAAGCCGCTCTGGCCAGAGTTCTGGGATATCGATGAGTTACTCGCTAAAAAGGCGTCGATGGACGTGCGGTATTGGCAAGCCCAGTACATGCAGCAGCCGACATCCGAGGAAGGCGCTCTTATAAAGAGAGAATGGTGGCAGGTGTGGGAGGCAGAGAACCCACCCTCTTGTGAGTTCGTGATCATGTCCTTGGACGCCGCCCAAGAGAAATCCAATCGTGCCGACTTCAACGCGCTCCTCACGTGGGGCGTCTTCAAGAACGAGCAGACCCAGAACTACAACATCATCCTTCTGAACGCCGTAAAGCAGCGACTAGAGTTCCCTGAACTGAAGGCGATGGTGCTGGAGCAGTACAAGGATTGGAACCCAGATAGCTTCATCGTTGAGAAGAAATCTAACGGCGCGGCGCTCTACCAAGAGATGCGGCGGATGGGCGTACCGATATCGGAGTTCACCCCGGGTAAGGGACAGGACAAGATTTCCAGAGTGAACGCGGTGACGGACCTCTTCGCGGCGGGTATAGTCTGGGTGCCTGACCGTCGCTGGGCGTGGGAAGTCGTTGAAGAATGTAATGATTTTCCGGCAGGTACGCACGACGACTTGGTGGACGCTACAACATTGGCACTCATCCGCTTCAGGCAGGGTGGGTTTATTCGACTTCCCTCTGACGAGCCGGAACCCATCAAGTGGTTCAAGAGCAACAGAGGCAAAGGGTTTTATTAGGAGATTTAAATGGCCGTCGATAAAAGTTTGATGGAGGCTCCCCAAGGTATCGCGGTCCTTGCCGCTGAGGTGGAGCCGATTGAGATCGAGATTGAGATCGAAGATCCGTTTGAGGACGGAGTAGAGATTAGCCTTGAAAACGAGGCACCCAGAGCAGAAGACTTCAATGCAAACCTTGCCGAGTACATCGGTGAGAATGAGCTTCAGTCCATCGCCTCTGAGTTGCTCGGTCAATACGAGCAGGACTTAGCTTCCCGCAAGGATTGGCTCGACACCTACATCAAAGGTTTGAAGATCCTCGGCATTCGCTACGAGGAGAGAACGGAGCCTTGGCCCGGTGCGTGCGGTGTGTACCACCCCCTGCTCATGGAGAGCGCGGTCAAGTTCCAGTCCGAGACGATCATGGAGACCTTCCCAGCGATGGGTCCGGTCAAGGCCAAGATCATCGGCAAAGAGACCCCGGAGAAGAAGGACGCTGCGATCCGCGTTGCGGACGACATGAACTACAAGCTCACGGAGCAGATGCCTGAGTACCGGCCTGAGCACGAGCGCATGTTGTTGAGCCTTGCCCTCGCGGGTAACTCGTTCAAGAAGATTTACTTTGATCCTTCGTTGAACCGCCAGATCGCGGTCTATATCCCGGCTGAGGATATCGTGGTGCCCTACGGTGCTGCGAACTTGGAGACGGCTGAGCGCGTTACGCACAAGATGCGTAAGACGAAGAACGAGTTGGTGAAGCTTCAGTACGCTGGGTTCTATCGTGATGTGGACTTGGGTGATCCGGTTCGCGTCATGGACGAGGTGGAGAAGCAGAAAGCTGAAGATCAAGGCTTCAGCGCGAGCATGGATGACCGGTTCCAGTTGCTTGAGATGCACGTGAACCTCGACCTGCCGGGTTATCCGGATGTGGACGATGACAACCACGAGACCGGTATAGCATTGCCTTACGTCATTACAATTGAGAAGGGCACGGGGACGGTTCTAGCGATTCGTAGGAACTGGAAAGAAGATGACAAACTCAAATCCAAGCGACAGCACTTTGTTCATTATGGTTACATCCCCGGCTTCGGGTTCTACTACTTTGGTCTCATCCACCTTATCGGTGGACACTCTAAGGCTGCTACATCACTTCTTAGGCAGCTTGTCGACGCAGGAACCCTCAGCAACCTTCCGGGCGGTCTCAAGTCACGCGGGCTTAGAATTAAGGGAGACGATACGCCTATTGCTCCGGGAGAATGGCGCGACGTAGACGTACCAAGCGGTGCGGTCAAAGACAACATCCTGCCGCTTCCGTACAAGGAGCCGAGCCAAGTTCTGGCTTTGATGCTGGATCGAATCGTCGAAGAGGGACGCCGCTTCGCTGCGGTGTCGGATCTGAAGGTTTCGGATATGTCCTCGCAGGCTCCGGTCGGCACGACGCTGGCTATTTTGGAGCGCGTTCTTAAGGTAATGTCGGCTGTTCAGGCCCGCATCTACTACGCGATGAAGCAGGAGTTCAAGCTCCTCGCTGCGATCATCCGAGACTATACGCCAGAGGAGTATAGCTACGAGCCGGAAGTCGGAACCCGCAAGGCAAAGAAATCCGACTACGACAACGTCGATGTCATCCCGGTATCTGATCCAAACGCGGCAACGATGTCGCAGAAGGTTGTGCAGTATCAGGCTGTCATGCAGTTGGCCCAACAAGCCCCGCAGCTATACAACCTTCCGTTCCTCCATCGCCAGATGATCGAGGTGCTTGGAGTTAAGAACGCAGAGAAGCTGGTCCCAATGCCGGACGATCAGAAGCCTCGCGACCCCGTCACCGAAAACATGGATGCACTGACAGGTAAGCCACTGAAGGCGTTTATCTATCAGGACCATGAGGCGCATATCGCGGTGCACATGGCGTTGGGACAGGACCCGAAGATGGCGCAGATGATCGGACAAAATCCGATGGCGCAGCAGATCACGGCGTCGTTGCAAGCTCACATCATGGAGCACATCGCGTTCCAGTATCGCCGGGACATCGAGAAACAACTGGGTGCGGCACTACCGCCACTCCCGCAGGACGACAACGACGAGTACGACTTGCCGCCAGAAATC